CTACAACCCTAAGAGGTTAAACGCAGTATTCATCAGGCCGTAGACCGCCGCAATTACAATTCCGCACTCAGCGCACCGCACAATCATATCAATCCATTGACCAGAACCGCCGGTAATACTAATAACCGTTTTAATTATCCATCTTCCAACGGACAAGCCTATTAGCCAAATTACTGCGTGTGCTGGACCGCTGGGGCCGAATGTCTCGCCGATAACGGAGGCGAGCCCTGCAAATACAATATTGGGAATCAAAAGCACTGTGAGTACCATAATAACAACTCTCATAATGTAAACGCCTCCATGATTTCGCTCATGGATAGGACACCGTTTTTCTTTACTTCGGCCACCAAAAGCCGTTTAATCTTTTCTTTTTCTTCCTTTATTACACTCCCGAAACTCCATGCACTTTCACCCTCATCTATAAACTTGCCGGCGGGATTATACTCAATGTTTAATTCCTGATATGTACCTTGCCATGTATTAAATACTCGAACTTGTGCGGCATAGTTTTCTATGTCATATACCCAGTCCTGGTAAACTTGCCAAGACTTCTTATTCTTTACCAGCCAGAGGCGTATCCAATTTAAAGTTATATATCGCTCTATCTCCTTTGGCTCTTTACCTACAAAATACCAACTAGGATTATCATATAGTCGAATAAAACTAACTTTCTTTCGCTGAGCTAAAATTGACATTCGTCGCTGTGCGGGGAACAATGAAGGGAAAAACATTACTTGTATTTGCCTTGTCGATAGCGCTCTCCAGGACTCCAGCGTCTTAACAATCTCAAAATCCCTGGAACGGGAGAGCTGTTGGTGATTCATCGATTATCACCTGCCCCGGCATTACAGCTAAACGCCGTCTTACTTCGGATGATTCGGGATCTAGGTAAGGGGTTTGTATCTCAGTAAACTTATTTCCTAATTTCCACATTGCCCGACCAGGTAAATCAGCCATATTTGCGGCCCTTGTATCATCTAAAATTATCTTACTATTGATGGTATCGGTTACACCCAGTGCTAGCCGTCCGCGCAAATTAGCCTTCAAGTCACCAAAACTTTTTTCAGCAAGAAATGTGCTGCTAGGTCTTTGCGTAGCCAGCACCATGCAAAATCCCGCCGACCGAGATAACCGGAGCAAACTATCTAAATGCCCAAGCGCTCGTTTATCGCCTAACTCGCCTAATTCGTCAATGACACAAACAACATGCCGCATAGGTTCATTCGGATAGTGACCATTATACTTTTTGATGTTGACCGTCAGTGTTTGCATGAATCGCTCTTGGCGGCGGCGCATTTCTCTGACCATACTTGCAAGCATATTCCTGGCATTGTCAGCATCAACAATTAATGCCAAATGATTTTTAAGGTATGCAAACTCAGACATTTTTAAATCGATAACTACCATTAAGGGTGGGTCTGGCAAGTTGAGTAGTGAGTTAATCCAAACATGCAGCATATTGCTTTTACCGCCGCCAGTCGTTCCTGCTACAAGTACATGTGGTATATCAGCAAGATCTACAGTAACTAATCCTTGGTGAGAATACCCAATCGGGATTGGAAGTGTACCTTTTAGCTGATAATGCCAGTCAAACGAATAATAATCTTGTAATGTATCCTCAATAAACCGGAGTAATATTCCTTTCCCTTGGCGCTTAATTTCGACGTTATCAATCCCAGTATGGTCCTTAAAGTAATCTATCTTCTTTATAAAATCCTGGTGAGAGAGGGACGGAGGCAGAGTAATAACAAAGTCCCACCCTGCCTCTGTTTTCGTTTCCTTTTGAATCAACGGCCTCCGGTTTTCATCCCATAATGCTTCGATTACTTCACGAACAATCAATGGAGTTTCCCGTCCTAGCGCCTGTGCAAGTTTCTTTTTAGCTCTGTTGAATAGTGGTTGTAGGAGACTTGATTCGCTCATTCGTCATCACCTACCGCATTGTTTACGCTCCGGCGGCGGCGTTTTGGCTCGTCGATGCCCATAAAATTCCGCGCGTTATTCATTAGCATATCCTGAGTTACCAACGTCACCAAATGCTCCTCTGGGTCACCGGTCCGCATTAAATAAGCGTGAACCGCATCAGGAATTTTGATAGTAATTTGTTGAGCCATAAATATATACCTCCTTCAATTCTTTGGTATATATTTATGGCTTAAGAGTATAAATGATGTATGTCCTAGGGAATAATAAGCATAAAAAAACCGACCTATTCATAGTCAAATAAGTCGTCAACTTTACATCCTAATTTGCGGGATATTCGAAAAGCAGTTTCTATTTCGGGCTGTTGTTTTTGCATCTCATATCGATTATATTGTGACAATTTCACCCCTAAAAATTCAGCAAATTCTGTTTGCGGTACATCATGACCTTGCTTAACCGCATACTTTAATCGTATCTGTTTCAATTTATTTTTAAGCATATCAATTCTCCTGCAGGAATATAATGGTAATTAATAGTAATTCTATATACTGTAAAATAATTCCTGTATAATATAATTTATGGAGGTTCAAATGAAAAAAATTTTACTTATGTGCTTCCTGATCTTATCTTTTAATGCAGTATCATTCGCGTCAATTCTTGATCCAGATGAGAAACCAACACCTTATATCAAAACCGTTGGAATCTTCCTAGATGCACCAATGTCATACGTTGATAATGAAACAGTTAGAACGTTAATACCAGAGAAAGCTAAAGAACTTTTTCCAAGATTGAAATTTGATCTTCTGCCATTCGATAAAACAGAAATGGCTTTACGCACATACCGCGAAGATCATCGTATGATTGTTAATCAATACTTTTCACAACCCTTAAACCGAAATGACATTCAGGCAATCGGCAAAGACTTATCTTGTGATTATGCTTTATTTATCAAAATTTCAAATGGTCCGCCGCGAGTTAGCTCTGGTCTTTTATCAACCACGTTTAAAACAACAGTAATATGTGATGTACGTCTATTAGATATCGCAACCGGAAATTATATTATTAGTAAGCAAATAGTTAAAGACGGAAAAAGCACAGCGATTTATGCAGGTGTGCCATCCTTTGACAAGGCGTACAACGAAGCACTTGAAAAAACATTAAAAGAATTAACAATTGATACCTCAACACTATAACCCAACAAAGCTCCTCAACCTAAACAGGCCGAGGAGCTTCTCTTATTTCCAACCAAACCATTTTCTTAATATCGGCATTATATTCACCGTAAATTTGAAATCAGGTATTGTAATCTTCATGCCGCCACCGCCCACAGCTGCAAAGCTTCCATCAGAGCCGCCGGTGTCACCCCATCAGCATATATTCCCGGCAAAATATCCAAGCCCCCTGCCCTAAGTATCCGCGTTACTGCCTCAGAGCAATTTACTGTCACCTCACCATCACCAGGAATCTGCCGGCCTGTAATTTCACGAATACCACCGTTTATGCAATCCAAATACCCGTATGGTGTATTCAATAGGCGCTTTGCTTCTAACTCTGCATCGTCTATGTCAGGCACATCGACAGTGATAATAGTCGTCTTGTGACCATCATAGGCGGTAAGTGGCGACTTAACAAAACCGTTGTCTAATGCCTCTAAAATTCCATCAAGCATAAATATAGCGGCATGACTTGGATCTGCTCCTGGGCCTTCAACGGCATCGATTATGCGACCAAATACCGTTTCTGGATAGCTAAATAAAATTTTCACTTCCATTATATATACGCACCTCCTGACTAAAAATAAAAGGCCCGATCAATTAAGACCGGGCCGCCACCTTTAAATGTTACTTAATCTGATCTTTGAGCCAACTAGTGCCTTTTGCAATGCCAGTAGCGACTAAACCAATTTCGCCTATGTTGCGTATTTTCACCCAAATACTTTTAGTTGTCTTGGCCTCATTCAACAATTCCTCAACAATACTGACTGATCCCGTAGACGTAGCATTTGTTATGATAGTTGTGGCAGCTTCGGCAACGGCATCGACAACATCGGAAAGCTCCGTGGCAGAAGCCGCAGAGGCAATAGCCGAATCTAGGGTACTGTCGAGAGTTGACGTATCGGTTGCGGTCGTGCTTTCGGTTGACTCAGTAGATTCGGTGTCCGTTTCTTCCGTGGATTCAGTTTCGTCAGTATCGAGATAATCTGGAATGCCGTCACTGTCAGCATCATCGCTGGTATCTGTCGTTTCCGTTGCAGCGGTAGCAGTTTCATTCACTTCTGTTGCTGTTTCGGTTGCCTCCGTGGCAGTAGTTGCCTCCGTGGCAGTAGTTTCCTCTGTAGTTACTGTGGTTTCGTCAGACATAAATAAACACGCTCCTTTAGTTTTATTAAAATAAATGGCCATCTGTTTTTATGACAGCAGCCAAAGTACCCATGTTATTCACTTGCGCTCACCTGCTCTATAATGTCAGGCAAACGCTCATACAACTTATCACCGGGGCAATCAGTCGCTAGGCCGGGATCACTAACTATTTCGGCAACTTCTCTGTGACCAATAATCTGAGCATCGGGCCAATTGTCTTTTAGATCAGCCAGCAGTTTAGGCAATACTTCAATCTGCTCCGCTGTCGGCTCGTTGTCCTGGCAGTTACCGGATAAAGAAATTCCCACGCTACAGTAATTCAGTCCCTGCGCATGGGAACCAATTGCATCACGCGGCCTACCTCGTTCGATAGTACCGTCGAATCTAATTACATAGTGATAACCAATACCCGCCCAACCTAAATTAAGATGTTGCCGGTGTACACGTTCTGCCCCAACATCACCGGCAGAGGCTTCATGATGAACAATAAGGTAATCTGTTTCGCCTCGATAAGATAGTGGTCTAGCAAAATTTAAGTCAGTTTCAATAACGGTAACTCGTCCCATTTATATACTCCCCTTCGGTGTATTGAGCCAGGAATCAGCCGCATATTTCGCTATAATAAATACGCCAAACTCCCGCAGTTTGTCCAGGTCAAAAGGTCCGATTCCAAGAGAGTTAGCGATCCACGCCAGCACCCAAATCACAGCAAATGCGGCAGGCCAGCTTTTGGGATTATTGATGATATTCATGTAATCACCCTCTCAATAAAATAGCCGCTCCCCCGATGATCGTAGCCGCAAGTTGGGCCATAATCCAGTAGAGCAGCTTATCAAATTTAGCGTCGAATTTTTTGTCCATTTCTACAACATTGGCTTCGACTCTGTGTATAGCTCCATTTTGTGATTTTTGCCAACCCGTCAGGTTATCAATGTCGGCTCGGCATTTTACGACTTCAGAACATTTAGTATCAGCAATACAATATTCCACAAGTTAACCTCCCCCTAGATCAAATTAACGCCCCAACTCGTCCCCGCTAACGCCGCAACCTCTGTACTGGATAACGCCCTGCCAAGACCAACCACGTTGTAGAGTTTACCATTTAAGAAATACTGTGTCCCTTGGTTGCTGCCGAAATAAATATTGGTCGGTAGTGATATACCCGGCGCTGTACTGGACGTTGCAGTATACACTGTACCTGCCGCAGAAGCGCAGCAATATAAGGTTACGCCGCTGGACGACCAGGTCAGAAATGCATCGTAAACGGTGTCAGCGGTAACGGCAAGCGAACTGGTCACTGTGACCTGGGCTGAGCCGGAGCCATAAGATGCTTCAAGGTAACCACTGACATTGATATACAGGGCAAGGCCAGTATTAGAAATATCCGCTGGATCGGCAATCATCTGGATTGAGCCTGTAAGCGAATCGACAGAAAAACGGGCGGCTATTGTGCCCTTGGTTGCTGAAATGTACTGGTTTGGCGCGTAGAGGACTTCGGCGGCGCGGGTGGCGGCTCCGGTGATCCATGAGGTTGGAGCGGCCTTTTGTTCAACCTGAGCTAAAGTAAAAGTATAAGATGTACCAGATATAATACCTTTTGGAAAAGTAACCCGTGCAAAATTAGCAGCAATTACACTAGGGGATGTTACCGTTACCGTTTTACGACCACTAGTATTAAAAGTTTTTGCTGAAGAAGTATAAGTAGAACCGTTATAAAAGTATAGATAAATATATGGATGTACGGAACTATTTTCATCAGTTAAAACCTCAGCAGTAATACCATAAGTATATTTGGTTTCAACCGAGCCTATAGAGAAAGACCCATTTAAATAGGCTTCAGCAGTTAACGTCTCATTAGCGGTCATAGTCATACCGCCGTTGGTTGTATCGTAGGTAATTGTTAAAGAAGAAGAACTACCACTAGCGCCCCAGCCACTTATTACCTTTGCCTGATTAGCAGTCAGCAGATTCGTCGTACTCTCCTCAACCTCAATATACTGCCCCCACGTGCTGTCAGTCCCCGTCCTCGCTACCCCCGACGCATATAACAAACTGCCTAAATATGCCGTACTCGCTCTCGAAAATGTAAATAAACTCGTATCAATCACGCTCCCCACATATGTATTGTTACTGCCACTGGAACTGCCCAATGGCGAAATTATTGCCGACCGTATAGGCGATATAATAGGTGATATTATCGCGCCCATTATGTTGTTGTCTCCGTCGTTTCTGCCGCCGCCACAATCGCCGCCTCTAACGCAGTAATATCATTCGAGATCCACTCGTAACCGTCAGCCAACGAAATTGTATTATCATCTGAATACCGATACGCTAGCGACGGTGTCACGGCTAAATCTGCTATTGTTTTTCCCGTAGGAACGGCCACATAACTCTGAGGATATCCCATTTAGTCCGCCTCCCTTACCGTGAAATACGCCGTAAACCCGCCTGAGCTGCCCAATGCTGTGTTATTACTCACAACTATATAAGCATCTGAAGCAATAAACATACCTTCGACCAAATATCCGTATGTGTCAACGGTTGTGCCGCTTACTGTACTCGCAGCCGCAAAGGTCAGCGTGGTCAATAGTGAATAGCGAGTAGCACTATTTATCGTACGCATGTTAAAAATTTTCATAGTCAGGGCCGCGGCTGTGCTGGGATTATAGGCATTTACCAAATAGGTTTTTCGCACATTATCAGGAGCAGTAATTGTAATTGTTTTTTGCGTATTTGCCGATGCCGAGTTTGCAAACGTGGCAGATGACTCATCGCCTATGAGTGTTCCCGTGATGTATAGGCGGTCGGCTAGATTTATTACCGTATCGTCTTCCCTCCGCATCCGACCACTAGCCGCCGCCATATTTTCGATCATAATGTACCTCCTCAAAAAAATTAGACGCGCAATGCGTCTTAGCTTGTAGTCGTGGTATCGGTTGTGGTCGTGCTGGCTACATACCGCGGACAACTACTATTTGTACATTTTCCGGTTGTTGTGTTATTAGTTCCGCCGCAGATAAAACAATACTTAGCTGCCACTTTCGATCGTCTCCTTTGCTGTTTCGTATTCAGTCACAAGCGTTGTATAGTCCGTCTGGCGTTCGGTTGCAGTTGTAGTATCACCTGCCGTTAAGGCAGTTAGGTATGCCTGGGTTATCGCTGTAAATTGGGACTCATATTCTTCATCCAGTGCAGCAATCTTTTCTTCAGTGGTCAATGTCGGCTCAGTATATTCCTGCCAGGAGGTTACGCCAGCCGACTTATACATTGGATAATACACTTCGTCAAATTCTGTTTGGGCGTTAATTACGCCGCTAATTTTTGTAAATACCGATCCGTCCGAGATTAATAGTTCAATATCCATGTGGCCCCTCCTATACTAATGTCAAGACTTTATACCATCCAGCGCCGCCTGCGCCGCCACTCCACGAGCTATATGTTGTATATGCACCGCCTGCGACTGTTATGGTTCCACTATTTGCAATCGTGTTACCGGCTAAAATTGCAACACCGCCGCCACCGCTACCGGCAACTATATTGTTTGTAGAATTAGATCCTCCGGCAGCCCCATTACAGTTTATAGTGCCGGTAAATATTATTTGTTTAGCTATAATTATCACACAGCCACCGCCACCGCCGCTCGTGGCTGTAGTCGCAGCACCAGCTCCGCCAGCTGCTCCATAAGGATAAATTCCCATCTGTAAAAATCTTATGATATTCGCACTACTCGGAGTTGCTCCATCGCTGGAAGAAGAGTGTCCAGTGCTTCCATTTAGTGATCCCCCCGAAGCCGCTACTAAAGGGTATTGAATATAAGTTGCGCCTCCAACGCCGCCAACCGTTGTTCCTACGCCACCACCGCCGCTGCCCGCGCAAAAGCCTATTGTACCACTGCCACTAGTTACTCCCGCACCACCCTTGCCAAGGCCATATATTGTACCACCAATTACAGCTGTACCAGTACATCGGATAACTAAATAATTACTACTCAGTGTAATTGTATGCTCAGACAACAACACAAAATTTGTGTAGTTATATTCCCCACCCATTGTGGTATCTGCGGTCGAATTAAACGAGCCATTCTCTCCTGTACCAAAATTATACAGCCAAGGCGGATACTTAAATTCCATAAACCTATCGTCAACAAGAGTGCCTAATCCGCTATAACTAACTGCAATCCATTTGCCCGCGTCACCCGAGTTAAATACAATTGTTCCAGTATTCCAGTTTGAATCATCCGTCACCGTACACGAATAATCTGGCCAGAATTGGCCACTTGTTGGTGTTGAGCTAACTTCAGCCATACTGTCTTCAATGAACACATAATCCCCTGAAGAATGGACGCTTGCCGTAGTGCTGTTGTATCCTCTAGTGACCGTCAGGGTTGAATCCGATATCGCAGAAACATAAAGCTGTTCAGAATTAATGGTGATTGTTTTGCCAACCGTAAACCAATCACCATTCGTAACAGTAATACTGGTGGCGCTAGTTGTCGATATCGCTGCCGATAGCATATCTACTATTCGCATTGACATTGACGACGGCGAAGCATTTTCCGGCACTTCGAGTAATTTTATTTCATAGGGAGTAACCGATGGTATTACATATATTTCGTCTGTAACAGTAAGAGCTTCTACACTATCAGAGTAAGGATCAAACCTGTAATTTGTCGACACTACTAATCACCTCATTCATCATCAGATGAGTCGCTTAAATCAGCAAAAGCGTCTGCATCATCTTGAGCTTTTATTAGTTGGCGAATATATTTATCCAGCCTGTCCGGCTTATTGCCAAGCGTTATTTCCATTGTTATGCCGTCATCGCCAGATATTTTATAGTCCACTTCGGTTACCTGGTATTCGTATTGCGTGCCATCTTCACAATTGATTACGGCCATACCTTCAGGCTTTATATTGCGTTTAATCACGTCCAGGGTAAAACCGCTCAACTTGGCTGAGAAAGTTGGATTCTTCGTATTCTCCAATTTGTTCTGAGCCCACCTAATGACGTCGGTCTCGGTAATCGCTGTTGGCATTGTAAAAACATCTTCGTAATAGCCGTATGTCTCAATGCTTTCAGAATCCGAAAATACAACCGGATTACTATCGTCATCCAAATAATAATACGATCCATCATCCTGTTCCTCGCCATATTTAACGTAAAAGTAATTAACCAGGTCCGACATATCTTCCTCAGGTTCGAATGTTGTAAAGTGCGTTCCAACCCAAAGCCTTGTATCTTCGTTAACTGTAGTGTCACGGGGTTTCCAGAAGAAATCCATTAACTCGTCCACACCGTAGACATAATCATCGGCGTAACCAGCTAAATCTTCCAGCACATCCGAAGCGGTTGCATAAGCGAACTGCTGCCCAGTCAGTGTAAAATCAGTCGATACCATCTTGCGGCTGTTATAGGATATTCCTGTTTTTCCTGCTATGTAATTTCGGATCAAATCCTTAACTGCTGAAGTAACTTCAATGTCTTCATAAGTTTTATTGATAATGATCTTCTCAAATTTGCCGTAATATCCATAACCGGCTATTTCTACAGTATCAGTCGTAGTACCAGATAAGCCCCTCTGATTAACATAGCCGCAGTAGCGCGGCGAAGTTTCACCAAAGAGATATATTTCGATCCTCTGATTAATAAATATCAGACTAGCATATTCCCGGCTAAGTGTTAGCGTAAAATCACTACAGCCGGTTTCTTCTAACTTAAATTCAACGGATACAAGCGGGCTATCGAAAATGTCACTGGACAGGTACTGCGAGATCTGGCCTGATGAATTATACAAAGCAATATAAAATGCATTATCTATTGTCGGGTAAGTTATGCTAGTTTCTTCGCTGGTTGTCGTATTGGTTATTCCGGCTAATATATACTTACCCGCCAATGAACGCCCAGAAAGAATATTCATTATAGCCACCTCACCGGATAATCAATTTTGATCGTGCAAGCTCCTCCGGTGTAAGTAAAAATGTTATCGCCAGGAACAAGGTGCATAAATGTACCGGTTAAGTAATTAATTGTATTATCGCCATTAAGCTCGACAGTACCATCCGTCGAATTAATGACCAACACCTTTCCGGCAGTAAAATCTGCATTGATATAACTTAACGTCCGGCTGTTATCCGAGCTGTTAACCAGTGTTATTGAGGTACAGGCATCAGTGGCAGTGATTGTTATTTCAATTGGCGTGTCAATGCTGCCGGAATTGGTAACTGTAAACGATTGACCGGTTGCCGTGATTGTCGTCGTTGATGTGGCCGTGCCAGTGTACCAGAACGGATCGAGTGCCAAGAGAGTAATGGTTAATTCGGATTTTTTTAAATACCAGCCATCAACAAATGTTTCGGATATGCTGGATAGATTGGAAATATTAATATAGCGGTCACCGGTTATGTATAACTTATAATCTGCCTGTGCTAAATAGCGTTTCAATAAATCGACCACCGCAAAATAATTTGCCGTGGTCGTTTGGTCAATTTCAACTGTTATTTCGATTTCTCGGTAGTCAACCTTGCCATCAGCGGTTAAAATACCGCCATGCTGGAACATCTTTGATGTAGCATCAACCCGCTGGCTCAGATCGGCAGCGGTCATAACAGCGTATTTAGGCAAAGCATACTCAATGTCAAGCAAGTCCGCCATAAGATCAGCGTAATAGATCGTATTTTTATCTGTTTCAATTGTCTTTTCAATCATTCCATTAACCGCTGCCCAATCGTCGGAGCGATATATGTTTGATATATTTAGGTTGGAAATTTGACCGCACGCCTGTAGGGTGCCATCCTGCTTTGAGCAAATATACGTGGTGCCTAGCGTCAAACTTGGCGCTGTTGAGGTTATGGTTATTGAGGTGCCGCTAATCCAATCCTGCATTACAGTAACGCCATTGACTAACAACGATACACCGCTAGAGCTATAGCGGAGAGTAAATCGGCTTTTGGCTGTTACTGTTTTATTGGCGGTTAGGGTTACCTCTGCTGATCCGGTGCCATAGACCAAAACGGGATAATCATTTGGATCGAGATATAACAGTAGATTGGCATTAGTCGCACCGCCACCGTCAACCAAATAGCGCAACGTTCCTGTATCGCCTGGTGTAAAATCAAATACGATTGTGCCTTTGGTATTCAGCAATGTCCCGGACGGCAGTGTCAGCGTTTCAGAATCGGCATCAATGGTTAGACCGTCATCTTCAAACCTGGCTACCCCACTGGCCACTGCTGTACCATCTGTTTTATAGGCGATAGAGGTGCGGGTAAAAGTTGCTGTTTGCGTATCTGATTTTATATGCATATTTACGACGCCCCCATCAACCCATACTTAATTTTTTTGACAAGATTTTTATTAATTTTATCAAGGTCGGCTTCAGTGTTTATGTCACCGTAAATATTTTGAGTCGTGGTAATTGCTGTGCCGCCACCTGAGTTTGTCGGACTTACTGAATTACGCCGATCGATCGGCACGGTATTGGGGTAACGACCTTGGCCGATCTGAGCCAAAGTCGGAGTAGCAACAATGCCACCTGATGCTAATTTAGGCATTTGCCCATTATTAAGTGCATTAAAAAAGCCTACGCCGAATTTATCTACTGCCGCAGCCTTAATAACATATTCGCCGTTCGATAACCAAGACAAAATACTATCAGAGGTTGACGTTCCATCGCCGGAAACTGATCCGCCAGTGGCCATTTTAGGCACTGCTAAAGCTGTTGCCGCTGCTACAGCCGCCGTCATACCCGCAATTGCAGATTCAGAATTTGCCCCCATAGTCGCTAAAGATACCATAGCCGCCGCTGGTGCCCAAGCCGCTGCAACCGCCGCCGCCATAACAGTAGATGCAGCCGTTAATGTTGCCATAACGGTTGTTGCTAAAGTCGTTTGGGTCGTCAAAGCTGCGGCCTGCGCAGCCGTTACCGCTGAATAATACGCTGTAGCCGCTGCCGTTCTAGCAGTATATGCTCCTACAGTTGCCGCCGTAGCCTGTGCTTGGGCCGTGGTAGTATTTGCAACATCTGCGGCATTCTGGACTTTACCTGTTAAAGAAAATGCAATACGACTAGCATACATCTTAGCGTATACTCCAACTATTGTTTTAACTAAATTCTTTCCAAAATCGCTCCATGTACTTTTAATATCATCCGAAAAACTAATAGTATCTGTCAAAAATGTACTTAAATTATCTGTCATACCATCAACTGCGTTAGCCCATAACTCCTGGGCTGTTTGAGTAGCCGATTTCCAAAGCTTTAAATAGGTATCCATATATGCCTTTTTGCCCTCTAAGCTTTGTTGTTCTAGCCCTCGTTGATCGTTTACTAAAGTTTGGTAAGCTGTTATATTTCCGGTATTATAAGCTTTATCTAATTCCTCTTTATACTTGGTTTCTTCATACTTTAAGGCCTTTAACTTATTATAGTGTGCGCCCGCTGCCGCCAAATTTTCAGCATTTATCTGTTCAGTAAAATCCAAATTCCCCTGCTCAGTCTTCTTATAAGCAATACTTTTTTCACTCAGACTTTTTTCCATTGCCGCCTTTTCTACATCGGTAGAGCTTACATATTTAGCGGCTAACTCATCATATTTCTTTTCAATTTCATCAATCGTTTTTTCATATTTTAATTTAAGTTCAGCTAAATCTTTATCAACCCCATCAGGCATAATATCTATCTGCATTTCTTTAAAGTCGAAGGATAAATTACTAATACTCGACTGAATGTTCCTGATTTTTTCTGCTGTTTCTTGTTCGATTTTTAACCTCTTAGCGGCATATGTCGCCTGCAGCATTGTTACATCTTGCTGATAATTTTCATTAGCACTTTTGGTTTCTTCAAGAGATTTTGTTTGTTTTGCTTTCCACGCATCTAATTGTTGCAGACTGGTATTTGTGGTCTGAACCCATTCCTGGTAAATTGATTTATGAACTTGCTCTGCTTTCTTTTTAAGTTCTTCTATTGCTTTTGCAGCTTTATTTGCGGCACTGCTCGCAGATGATCCAGCTCCAGAAGCAGCTGATCCAGCGGCAGCAGCAGCAGCACTAGCAGCCGAATGCAATCCTGTAAACGAATTGTAAACTTTTTTTACGCCATCGCCTAGGCTGCTAATGCCTTTATTAAAAGCCCCAATACTGACGCCGGAGAACCCCTTAGATACAGTAGCCGCAGCCGCATTTAATTGCGCTCCAGCATCCTTTATGCTCTGACTAGCTGCGTCAACTTTAGCCTGTAGGCCATCAAGGTAAGAGCTAACCGCGGCTGATAACTCTCCACCGATTAAGTTTGCAAGTGGTTGCAACGTTGTAAGAATTGTTTGTACACCGGTATAAAACAAGGCTTTCGTTGATCCCCAAAATAACTGAAACGTCGCAGAAATACCACTCATTAAGCCACTAAACAGCGTTCCGAGCGGTTCCCAGTTTTTCCAAATTTCATAAGCCAAAAGCCCAACCGCCGCGCCTACCGCTAAAAAAGGAGCGAGCGGAGCTATTGCGGTCCATACTGATAAAGCAAAGGCAATCATCGCCGGTATGGCCGCTGCTATCAAAGCTCCGGATAAAGCAAATACTGCTGCAGTCAATTCTGCGGGTATTAAGTTTACTAATGCCTCTTTCAGTCCGTTGGTTTGGATATATGAAGCAAAATTACTTAGCGCATTTGAAACCGTTTGCAACTTAGCTTTTATATCCAAGCCTGCGATTATCTTATCCCCAATGTACCTAGCCGCAGTAGCCGCATTATCCTTTATAGTAGAAAATAACCCGGGGATCTCCTTCGACAGCCCTTCCATACCACCTTTGAATTTAGTCTGCATTCCTGTAACAATAGCGTTAATGCCAGTTACACCAGATACAGCGCCGTTTTCAGCCATTTTCATAGCAGTTGGAATGTCGGTGCCAATTGCGTCAGCAAGCATCTGCCAAACTGGTATACCAGTTTCTGCCAATTGATTCATTTCTTCAGCGCTCACCTTGCCTTTGGCGTTCATCTGACCAAGGGCTAATGTTATCCTGTCTATGCCCTCCTGGCCGACTCCTAGCAGTGCTGCAGCATCGCCAATTGCCGTCATAATCGGGATTATATCTTGAGCGGCAAAACCGAAAGCCAGCATTTTTTTCGACGCTGTTGTTAAGCCAGCAAGTTCAAAGGGAGTATCTGCTGCAAACTGGGCTAAGTCATTTAAAAATTGTTCGGCTAGCTGCGCATTACCCATCAATGTTGTAAAGGATTTTTTTGTAACTGCCATATCACTAGCCATTTTTACAGATGCAACAGCAACAGCACCAAGCCCTGCGGCTAGTCCTGCGAAGCCAACAGCAAGGTCATTTGAAAGACTAAGCGCATCCGAGCCGAAGGCCGATTTTAGCTGTTTCTGAGCATGTTTAAGCTCCTTGTCAAGATCACTTGTATCCGCGCCAAGCTTAATCAGCAAGTCTGCCAATGTTGCCAAATTACTTCACCTCCCCGAAGAGCCGCTTAACAGCTTCAAGTTCGCGCCGCTTTTCTTCCTTCGTTCGCGTATCCCGCTTTGGTTTTTTGCCTAACAATTTTGCTGGAGTTATCTTGCGTTTCAAATGTAGGTTCATCAAATTAGCGGCCAGCCATGCCGTTCTTTGATACTCCATTTCCTGCCGGGTGTTAAACCCTTCCAGTATGTCAGCAAATTCCCCCGGTGTCAGTCGGTCAAATTCCCAAGGTTTTAATCCCAATATTCCGATTGCTGCTTTTTTGTCATTCTCGTATTTTTCGCAGAAGGCAAGGGGCGCTAGTTCAGCACCCCCTCCACGTTTCCCCCTGATTCGTCCCCAGCTTCATCACTTTGCATCGGTTTACCAAACAGCCCACTAGCGTTAAGCGCTTCTGATATTTTTGCCATTAAATCACCGAGTGAACCACCATTACTCATATACTCAGAAAGCATTTGCCCCAACCGATCCATTGTTAAACCTCTATCCTGCCAAATTAGACCGCCGTATAACAGCGCCCGTACTGCCCCGAATCCGAGGTTGTCAGCACTCATAAGTTGTATTACTGATTTCCCGGCCTTCGCCTCAACCTCACACAGAGCATTATAATCAAACTTCAGCTTGCGGGTTTTACCGCCAAGCTCAATTTCAACATAATTCATAATTTGCACCTCATTAAAAATTTATGGTATTTCCACGACCGCAACAGTGACAGATGTTACTGCAGAGTAAGTTATATAGGCGTAGCCGTTGGCATCGTTATAGTACGCTGGTGGAAACGGCCCAATCAATACATCGCCAGCCGCAGCAACTGATACGGCTATATTATGGAGCGTGCCAAGCGGGCACGCTGTCTGAGCCGCTACTGTGACAGTAACAGCAGCCGAGCTGGCGTTTTTAACGCGCAACACAGATTTGCCGGTATTGACAAAATAGTCGCCGCCCGACACTGCAGATGCCAACGTTGTTGTCAGTCCAGCCTTTGTAGTCTGTTGTTTGCTAATCAGTGACATATCACTCCTCCTCCTATACCTTCGTCAACGCGCCGCTACCTGTCAGCGTGTATGATACCGTTGCCTCACTATCGTAAGAGGCATCATACGAAAAATCGGTCAGCGTGGCCAGACCAGTATAAGTATGAGCAGCAGGTGTATAGAGTTGGACGTATACCTGCGTATTGTTTATGTAACACGTTTCGAGTTGTACCATTCCTGTGTCCGTTTCCAAAATAAGCCCATCACCATCAATTGACCAACTACGAATTGTCGGCAATCCCTCATGCCAACCACTTGATGATTTACTAGTAGTGTCAGCTTCATCCGTACTTAGATTAAGCGTAGCACTACGTTGACCAGCGACAGTGGTATAGACCGGGGACGCGGTTGTCCCGGTATTAACTTTGATCAAAAAACCAACGCCTGTTACAGCAGCCATTATTCATCCTCCTCTATCTTTTTGATTTCGTAGTAATACACAAAAACTGACCTATCGGCAAAATATTGTTTATCGCCAATCGCATGGACTGTAGCCTTATAGCCAGTCGTTACTTCTAACGAACTTGCCGTTTGTGCCGCAATTACCGTGTCAGTAAAATCCCATACATCATCAGCATTGTAAGCAGTTATTGTCCCTTGAACAATTGCGCCATCTGTATATACCGGCTCATCGAATTCTAAAGAAAATGTCGATGAGTCAATCCCTGCGGTAGTCAAACAACTTGCGACAGCCGTTTTTAGTAAATTCGTTTCCGTCGTTGTGCTGTCATCAGTGCTGGTATCTGTCGTGCTGTCGGTTGTATCCGTCGACGTTGAGCTATCCGTTGTCGTACTGTCGTCGGTTGTTGTAGTAGTATCGGTTGTTTCGTCAGCCATCCTTCATCACCCCATATCTTGTATTTTATATTTAAACGCTATCGATCCATATCGATAAACTAAGCCATCGCGCTCATACCGAGCAATTTTGCCGGACTCCGTTTTTTTAGTAACAACAACCTTAAAATTATCTGCCGATAAGTCAGGCAAATAATCACTTAACGCTGCTGTCACCGCATCAAGCATTGCACAAACCTCTTTTGTGCCACTGTATTTTGACCAGCAAAAAACGGTATGGGTTATCTCCATACCGCTCGTCGTCATGGTTGACCAGTCATTAAAATCAAATTCGCCAATTGTTATATAAGCATCCGGCTCATTGTCCGGTACTTTATCATAAATACCATAGTTACTAATTTGAGCTGTCAGCCGATCATAGATAGCTACCTGCAAAGGCCATACTGACGATCTCATCTAGCTGCCTCCTTAATTGCGCTCTTAACCCCTTCGACAAACTTGTCACGCTCAGCATCCCAAGCCGGTTCAATGTGCGGATACTCCCTACTGCCTGGGTGCCGGACTGTCACTTTTTTATTACCGTAGGGATGTATATCATGGGCTTTGGTCCCACGTTCCAACAAATGAGCTATTGGATGCAGTTTGCCTCTTCTCGTCGGGCCAACCGTTGCCGTCAGATCTACTTTTTTAATTGTTCGCTTAATCGATTTCTTATACTTACCCGTTCGAACTGGCGCGGCTTGACGCTCACGATTACGAATATCTTTCGAAGTGGTTTCGATTTGTTTCAGCACCCCCTTAAACACATCAACATTAAACCTGTTAATTTTGCCAATAGCCTCATCGGCACCCTTAACCTCAATATTAATTTTCATCAGCCCGCACCTCCTGGGCTAAAAGGGTCAACTCCCGCTTCTTTCCGTCATAATCCAAGATATTATTAATTTCAAATATCCGGTTATCAACCGTAACCCTCATATTCGTTGTTATGCCGGATAAATAACGGATCTTGATTTCACTATCTACCATGCTTTCAATCTGCTGGGCATAATATAGCGTTTTGCCGGTTAGTGGCTTAATATTGGCCCATACCGTTGCGAAAGTGGTCCAGGTTTCAGCAGCACCTCCACCGGCATCAGTATTGTCAGTTAGTTCTTTGATTGTAACCCGCTGATTCAGCTTGCCAGCGCCAATCATGTCGGCCACACCCTATCAATATTCAGCAATGCTGCAACAGCAAACTCGATTTCCTTAGATATTGTCCCAGTAAGCACTGCCTCGCGGTTAATATACCAATGTCCAATCAGTAATAGCATGGCCTGCTTGACCGTCTGTGCTACGTCAGAGCCGCCAGCAGTATACCGAATTTTAACCCCGTTCGCTGGTCTGAGTGTGACAGTCGGCTTTGTTTTAGCATAATTTAGCGCCACCCGCCCCGGCTCGGAATCAGTATCCACAAAGTACTCAGTAGTGGCCCAAATGTATTCCTTGTCATTAGTGCCGTAATACTTGATGCTCTCCACACTGACGAGCGGCGGATGTGGGATATCTACCGGAAAGCTGGGCCACCGATCAAGCGTTAACTCCAATGTCTGCGTTAAATATGCCCGGTTTTGACGCTGCTCACAATACTGCCGAGCGGCAACAATAAGCGCCGTGATCAGCTCGTCTTCATCGGTTCCATCTACCCTGCAGTGGGCTTTAGCTTCATCCAAAGTCACCGGCTCCGTTGTCGGCCCAGTTATAATTTTTAAAGTCATATAATCACCGCCAAAAGGGGACTTTTCCGTCCCCTAACATTAATCAGTAATCGCACTCGGCGGAGTAGATTTTTGAGTTTTCATATCAAGCAGATAAATTGCCGAGGTTATATTGGACGAACTTGACGCGCCGGTAACAATTGTGATGCAATCAAACTCATTATCGATATCCAGTTTTTGCGGATCAATTTGAAATACAACTACCTTGCTTTTAATGCCGGAATCAGTGGTAAACGTCAAGGCGTCACTCTGTTTGGTCAATGTGTCAGACGTTGCAGTGTCAGCATTAACCCAAATTGGAATATTATTAGTTAATGCCTTAACGCTGGTTCCGGCAACTGCAGTTGCTTGCTTGGGAGTTAAGGCAATAGTTGTAGCAACACCTTGTGTTATATTGCAAACAATGTACGCCCGATTAACATTTTTCAAACTTACATATGTACCGGTACGGCCTGATGCATCAGTCGCCGGAGTAAGGGCCTGGACAATCTTATAGCTTTCGGGGATGCAAATCATAGACATATTTAATACCTCCGTTATTTATTTCTTGGATTACGCTCTTGTCGCCAATGCTACAAATGGCGAATATGTGCTACTTCCCTTATACGGCGTTACTGCAGTATCCCAAAGTGGCATACCGTTAACGCGATAAGTAAACCTCATTACATTCTCATCATACAAAAACCTCACATGTACTGAGGACTGAGCATTTACGCCGCCTTTGTCGATTATCATGTATTGACTCATATCAGCCAATATGATATCGCCAACAGTACCCAGCGCCGAGCATTGCTCAACCGGGATAACTGGCCGACCTTTAATAGTACCGCGCTCCATGTATTCCTTGGCGTATGGCGATACTTCGCCGCCGGTACCAACAGTTATGGTCATGGTTTCAAGCTGCGGCTCGGTTTCTTGGTTAATAAACCATACAGCATTACCACGTGACCTGGAATACATGCGGTTATACATTTTTAAAATGTTCCAATGATTAATAGTATCAGCGTCTTGGCTAGTTTCTGCTGCCACCGTTACCAAAGCATCAGATTTCAATATACCTTGTGGAATACCGGTACCAGCGCCATTTAACACAGCATCATCCAATTTGAACGCCAGTTCTTCGGCGAACGCCTGACGAATTATTGCTTCAAGAGCAACAGCGTCTTCCATCAATTCATCAGTCAGATAGCAAAGCGCCATTAATTTATCCAAATTCAGCTCAATCTTTTTGAATTTCGGCTTACTAGAAGCAACCGTTTCAGCCTCTGAAGTCCAGTATGCCTGAACACCGCCCCAGCGGCTCCCATTCGCCCGGCTGGTTTCGTCTACGCCGTTCATCCGAATCCTATTTGCATTCGGGCCGATCGGTATCGACCGGCAGCGGCTAGCTATCGCCGAGGTATCATGCACTTTTGTTAATAACTCAGCAACATATTGCTCGTCAATTAAAAAACCACCGTCAGAATTTACGGCTTCACTACCACCGGAGGCCGACGCCTTTACTCCATACAGTAGGCGATTATCAATTATCCCGCCAGGCGTTCCAGCCGCGCGAACCGCCTGCAGAAAGTCCCCAAATTGATTCCATTTCTTTTCCTTGACTTCAATTGCCGGTGTTGGTTGGTTAACCGGCGTTGCCAGGGCAGCTTCTCTTGCCTCAATCTGGGCTTGTGCCTCAATCGTAGCCTCAAGGTTTACAATTTCAATTTCCAAAGCGTCATATTGAGCCTTTTCCTCTGCAGTCATACCACGATTAGCCGCTATAGCGGCATTTACTATACCCGCCTGGGCATCCATTTTTTGTTTGAGCAATTTCTTAAAATCCATGTTTTAATCTCCTTTCATTAATCCGGCATTTTTCTACATATATGTCAACCGGGTTAACCGGCGAATCCGGGGCTTTGGGTGGCATGTAAAACTGAATTTTTGCCATTGGTAAGTGCTTAAACCTTGATAAATCAAACGCCATACTGCCAAAAATAAGCTGTCCATCGCAAATCGAAGCAGAAACTTGTTTTCCGTCCTCGATTTCGTCAGCGAACCCCATCGCTACAGCATCCTCAGCTGTCATCCAGGTTTCGGCATCTAATAGGGCGATTATTTCTTCATCTTCCATGCCCGTTTTTTCACGATAGACCGCAATAGAGCTTTCGCGAATTTTATCCAGCGTGTCGGCCATTGCCCGAAAATCGGTAGCGTTGCCCATCGCAACGGTCCAAGGATTATGTACCATCATCATTGCATTACTCGGCATGTAAACATTATCACCAACCATAGCTATAACAGACGCCATGCTGGCCGCTAAGCCATCAATATAGACGTTTTTCTTTGCGGAGTGGCGTTTCAGCATAGAATAAATAGCTTGACCGGCGAATACATCCCCACCACCCGAGTTGATATAGATATTCAGGGCCGACATATCACCCAGGCCATCCAAATCTTTTTTGAACTGCTTCGGTGTTACTTCATCACCCCACCAGCTTGCATCACTGATTTCCCCATACAACAAAAGCTCCCCCGCGTTATCTGCTTGGGCCTTAAACTCCCAAAACTTTTTCATGCTCTGCCTCCTTTCCCTATCATTTCGGTAATTTTAGCGGTCATGGCACCAGCCTGGTCTAACTGCTGACCGGCTTCAATCATATTTGACGGCTGCAGATATATATCGCCATTATCAACAGGCGGCATGTTCTCCAGCCGACGAATATCATTTACCGATAGCCACCCCCATTGACGGCCAGCGGCATAGGCTGCTGATCTTGTTGCCATGTCGCCACGCAGAAGCGAGTCCATTTTAAACTCAATATAATACCCAGCTTTGCGCTCTTTGGGCTTCAACAGCTGGGCGTTGGCGTTTTCTTCGTATCGCTTAAACCAGGGCAGCATGGTATACATGATAAATTCCAGGCTTTGATGCTCAATATTGTTGTTAGTGGCTTTATCTAAATTCTGAATAAGGTGTAGCGGCACTCTGTAACACCTGGCAACGTCTTCAAGCTGGAACTTTTTCGACTCCAGGAGCTGAGCGTCAACCGGCTTAATTGTAAGCTGATTAAATGTCCCACCAGACTCTAATAATATCGGTTTACCCGTGTTTGCTAAGCCTGTATAGTTTTTAGCCAGGTCTTTTTTTAGCCGTTCATATGCCACGTCACCTAATGCGCCAGGAAATGAAAAAACGCCGCTTGCATTCGCGCCGTTTTGATAGAATTTAACCCCAAATTTTTCGTAACTAAGCCCTAAAGTAATGGCACTTGCCATATATTCGATAGGTGAAAGGCCGATAACACCGTCAAAGCTGATCCCCGGTACATGAAAAACTTCACTCCGCGAGTATGTTTTTTCGATATTTTGAGTTGAATCATCTCGATAATAATACAATAATTGGCCGTTTTTCCGTTCCATACGGAGTTTTTGCCACTCTAATGGATACAATCCGACGATATCATTGTATTTGTTGACCAATTTTAGGCAAACCGAGTTACCGCCGGTGTTCAAACTCACCATTTGCGATTCTTTAAACCCGAATGGTGCCATTTCGTCGTTTGGCTGATTATGCAGGATATCGTAAATCTGTAAATCAGTCGAAATTTCCCGTGTTCCATCTTTGTTTTTCCGGTACAATTGGGCCGGACAGGTTGCGAACGTCTCCGACAAAACCCTGACGCAGGAGAACACCGCCGAATACTTCATTGCGACTTCGCGGTCAACACTCATAACCCCAATCCCAGAGTATTCGCTAACATCATCACCGGCAAGAAACTTGCTTATATATTCGGCCAGCGAATTTTTAATATTTCTTATAAACCCCAATATCTCACCCCCTTTACAGGCTCCTCATGCCACGTTTTTCATAAACTGAAACTTCATCGTTTACAATTGCCCGGGTATGGGCATTGATTAGGCTGGCTATTGGGTCAATTCTTTCCGTCGATTTATCTTTATCCAGCATTATATTTCCGTTATGATCCATTCTAATTACGGCATTACTGACAGCCCACGCTAAAACAGGATTTCCATCGTGGATTACTTTCTGCTGATATACTGATTCACGGAATGATTTTGTTGGCTCGGATAACGTTGGAATGCCTTGGCGAATTTCTACACACAAAAACCCGTCATCCTGCAGCTCCTGTGCAAACTGGCTACAATTGTACGGGTCAAAACATATTTCTTTAATTTTATACCCCAGGGACTGAATATACTCGCCAACAAAACGGTAATCGACCACTGCACCAGGCGTTGCGGTTATCCATCCCTGCTTAACCCATAAATCATAGGGGACCTTATCTGTCTTTCGCTTAGCAGCCAATGTATCTTCCGGCATAAACGAATGCGACAGCACCACATATTTACCATCGACCACAAATTCAAAACTCACCGACGTCAAGTCGATCTTAGCTGATAAGTCAATGCCGACTATGCAATCAATACCTGATAATTTTGGTATATCGCCTCGGCATAACGCCCATTTATCCATGTTCATATAGCCGTTTTCGCGCTGATTCACCCAAATATTCATGTTCTTGGTAAGGAAATCACGCATTTTTTCCGGTGCTTCAAGGGCTAATTTTAAGCGTTCGCGAATCGATTGTATGCCTTCCGGGTATGAGCAAGCAATGGGATTAGCCTTTATCCACTTTGATTCATCGCGGATATCATCAATTAAATTACCTTCGTCATCCTTATCCATCTCATTTATCATTACAAAATATGAATCAACGTCGAAATCCATTGCCGGATTTAGTATTTTGGAGACTAGCTGGTACTCAATAGCATAACAGGGATTCGCAAGGTTAAAGCCTGCTGTAGTTATTATTGCCAGCAGCGGCTGTGTTCGAGCAATCATACCGCTGTCTAGTACGTCGTATAGTTCGCTGGTGTCGTGGGCGTGGTACTCGTCAACAATGCCGCATTGAGGGTTTAACCCATCGCCAGACTTGCGGTCTTCTTTACTAAGCGCCCGCATAAATGAGCCTGACTTTTTATGCTGTATCTTGCCGTATGATACATTATACCGGCCTTTCAGTTCAGAATTTCCAAGCATAGCAAAGGTTTCATCCCAAACTATTTTAGCCTGTTCGCTTTTTACTGCTGCACAATATACCTCGCTGGCTCCTTCGCCTAACGCCATTAATTCATAGCTGCCAACCGCCGCCAGTGACTGCGACTTAGCATTCTTACGACCAACCTGCCAGTAAAATTTCCTAAACCGGCGATATCCGGTTTCACGATGTACCCAGCCGTAGACATTGCCGAAGATAAATTTTTGAATGATATGCGGCTCAATATATTGCCCTTTAAGTACACCCTTACGATGCTTAAATAACCGCATCCAATCAAGAAAACGCTCGGCTTTTTCCTCATCGAACACATAGGGAAAATTCTCGTGTTCCAAGTCGCGCAGAAATCTCATGCAGGCCCATTTATGTTTTTGACAGGCAAGAATATTGCCGGCAATGACATCTTCGGAATACTGAATTAATTCATCCAAGAGGCTCATACATTACCAAATCCCTTATTAGCAAGAGGGTCAATTTTTTCCGGCTCTTTCTTCGGGACGTTTTTTACTTTGGCTAATGGATTAAGGAATAGGCGATCCTCCATTTTTACAAGCTGGTCCATTTTTTTATTAATGGCCGTATCAATTTTCAAGACTCCATCAACAGATATAATATAATTTACCTTGTTAATCAAATCCTCGGCCAGATCTTCATCAATATAATGCTCCAGCTCTTCCCGCTCATCTGGCCCCATCATGTCGATATTATCGATTCGCTTTCGTTGTTCCAAGAGTTTTTGATATTCGCTAAAGGTCATGCAATAGCGTCCTAATAGCCCCGTATCGCCAGAAGAAACAAAGTCAATGTCTTTGTAAATCTTAACTATCTCTTTCCACTTGGCGTAGGCGTTGACGTCAGTCTTCACAAATTGCGGACACTTTAATTTTTGATCCCCCAGCTTAATTTCCGCTTTCTTACGCTGCTCAATCTCAGCTTTTGTCAAATGGCTGGGGTTTTTTTCTGCTAAGTGCAGCGTAATTGGTTTTGCATTTCGGCCTCCCATATCATCACCATATTTCTAAAAGTTTCAAAACCCGAAGTTTGTGCGCAGAAAGGGGCACACACGGTCTAGCGGCCAAAGGCCCCAGGGATTTCATACCCCCTACCCTCCTAAAATTGTCGAATTATGTTACCAAAACCACCATCTTCGCGTGCTGTTTTACTATCATGGCACTGTTTGCATAGTGCTTGATGATTAGATGGCAACCAAAATAGTTTAGGATCTCCCTTATGAGGCTGGATATGATCGACCACTGTTGCAGGTGTAAGTCTACCTTGCTTATTACAGTCAACGCATAACGGATGCTGTGTTAAGTATGATAAGCGATAACGTTGCCAACGCCAGTTATAACCACGCTTGCTTGATGATACTCGATTATCCTGCGTTGGTCGCTTATGCTTATCACAGTAGCCGTTATTAACCAATGCACTGCATCCTGGCTGCTTACATGGCTGTTGTAGTCTCACTGGCATTACTTCAGCACCCCAGTTACCTTACTACTCTTGTACTTGCCGCCTTGCTTATAACAGCGTGAGTTAAACGGCTGATCTAGCATCTGCTTGCCTATCCTTGGCCGATACTCAGAACAAGCGCCATTCTCACTTAGCTTTATCCTTCTGGCTATGCAGATCTCAATGCCGTGTCTTTCGCAGTCCTTATGTTCGCATACAACTGTGGGCATGGTGTTGACCTCCTTGATTTTAGTCATAAAGAAAGCGCCCTCGAAAGGACGCTGTGATATATATATATATACGAAAAGGACCGCCTTTATAAGACGGCCCCTTAAACACACTGCGACAACTCAATTATAGCCCAAAGTCAAATATCTGTCAACATTTGCCTAATTCATTATTCAACTGATTAAGCGTCTTTTTCTTCATCAGTTGTTTCCGATTGCTCGATCCGCTCTTGCTCCCCCCTGGAGCCGTCGCCCCTCGCACCTCCGCCCGACTTATATAACTAGACATAGCATCCTTGGCTTGTGCATCTACTGATTTTTCAAAAGGCTTAATCCAAAATTCCGACTCGCATTCGGGGCATCGGTAGAAATCATATTTATCCGGTTTCATTTCTGCCCCGCAAAAATTACACTGGTTAGTTTTTAATTTTTCAATCATCTTTTCAGCCCTCCATTTCATCGCTCAGCAGATCAATTATTGCTGATGCTTGCTCTCTTGTCATCAAATCAAAATCATAATTCTCATGATCATATCCTAATTGCCTGGCCAAACTGCAAATATATTTTATCTGGCCTTCAGTTGCAAATACCATTCCCAACTAAACCGCCTCCCCCTATCTCCCTAATCCTTGCTTTAACAGCCTCCATCAAAGCATTTTGGCCACAAGCTTTATTCTCAATAGCCAACATCACTTTTTCGTCGATTGTACCTTCAGCCACTAAGTGATGCACGATTACGCTCTTTGTTTGACCTTGCCGATCTAATCTAGCGTTAGCCTGTTCATACAATTCCAGGCTCCATGTAAGGCCGAACCACACTATGATATTTCCGCCAGCTTGTAAATTTAGTCCGTGGCCAGCGCTTGCCGGATGGGCCAAAAGTAACGGGATTTTACCAGCATTCCAGTCCTCCATATCCTCTGTTTTATCCAACGTCCTAGCTTCGGGGAACTGTTTTCTGATCCGTTCAATATCATGCTTGTACCAGTAGAACACTAATACTGGGTTTCCGTTTGCTGCCTCTATGATGTCCTCCAAAGCTTCTAGTTTCGCATTATGCAAAATTCTTACCGCTCCGTGTTCGTCATATGCAGCACCGTTTGCCATCTGTAAAAGCTTATTGCTTAATACCGCTGCCGTATTGGCCACAATATCGCCTTCTACATGTGGCAGCAATAAATCCCGTTCCATCTGCTTGTACATTTTTTTCACTGGATCGGATAACGGGATTTTTATCACGTTGTTAATCCGCTCCGGCAGCGTCAGCCAGTCTTTTGCCTTCATGCTTACGCAGATATCATCAATTTTTGAATATATGGCTTTATCAGCATCAGCTTTTAGCTCCCAATTGAAAACAATATGGCCGTCACGCTTACCAGGGTTAAAGTAACGCTCCCGGAATCCGGTGATAGTTCTGCCTAATCTTTCTCCCCTATCCAGCAAATAAATCTGTGGCCAAAGATCTAACAAGTTGTTAGGTGCTGGTGTACCAGTTAATTCAACGATCCTTTTTACCAATGGCCGCACTTTGCGAAGCGCTTTAAAGCGATGGGCCTTATGCGACTTAAAACTGCTGCTCTCATCAATCGCCACCATGTCGAACGGCCAGGCACTACCATACAGTTCCACTAGCCAAGGCACATTCTCACGGTTGATTACATAGATATCTGCATTTGATTTCAACGCCACCAGGCGCTGTTTCTCCGGCCCTAATACTTTAGCAATTGTTAAATACTTCGTGTGGTCCCACTTTGCCGCTTCAGTTGCCCAGGTGTACTTCGCTACGCGCAGCGGGGCAATTACAAGCACTTTGGCTATTTCGAAATAATTATGCAGTAGTTCAGTTATAGCTGTTAATGTGCTAATTGTCTTACCCATGCCTAGCCCTAAAAGTAATAAAAAAGCAGGATTGTCGATAATACGTTGGACTGTATAATTTTGATAGCTGTGAAGTTGATCTCTACTTGGCATCAGAACACCTCTTCAATAAAATCCGCTATAGCCAGTGGCGAGTCCACAACATACACCTTAAATCCTAACGTCTCAAACTCAGCTTTACGTTTCTCTTGCAGAGGCCCTAGTGCTTCTCCTGGCCGTTTCATCTCTACAAATAAGGCTTGGCCTCCCTGTTTAAGGACAAGGCGGTCAGGTACACCCCTAAGACCAGGAGAAACAAATTTGCAAAATAATGCCCCTTTAGCTTCCACCAATCTTTTTAACCGCCTTTCTAAAAAACTTTCAGGGATATCTATCGCCATTTCAAAATCTCCTCTCAAAATTTAGGGGGTTGCCGGGTTGCCTCTTACGCGCGTATATACGCTTTTACGCGTTATAGGGTATACGTGTATATATGTACTCTATATATTACATTTTTTATATTTATATAGATTTACTGGCAACCCTGGCAACCGTAAGTCTATAAACCTTGCCATTATTGGGTTTTAGCCGGTTGCCGGTATGGTTGCCAGTAGCCCTTAACCGGCAACCCCGGCAACCCCTTCGCCCAATTTCCATTTTTTGCTACCGGCAACCGGCAACTCAAACCGGCAACCCTAATTTTCTTTAATAAACCCTCTTTGGACACCATAAACTTTTCCGAATTTCATCTTTTTTTCAGCTTGTTTCCACCCCGGCATCCGGTACATAATATCTTTTATTTCTCGGGATTTTTGCATGTCGAAGTTTTTAGGATCCCCGTTAAAACACTCCACCCATATCTCCATCGCGCATACACGGCCTCTTTCGTTATCACCCTCTGGGGCTTCTCCAAAATCATCCCCATGTAAATATTGTCGCCGTTGGCTAATATCAATCTGACTCCAATTATCCGGTAGCCTACGCTCCAAAAATTCCTGCACTTGACCGAATTTATCCGACTCTTCCATATGCTCTTCCTGGGCTTCCTGGGCCATAGCCGCCAAACGCTCTTTCAAATACAGTGCTTCCCCCGCTTGCCAAACCACCACGGCTTCCGACCAAATCTGGTCAATTTCATATTCAGCTAAATCGGTAAATACGTTTTTGACTGGTGGCTGCACCATCGTTTTTACAGGCCAAAACCGTCGATTACCGGTGGCATCTCGGAGAAAATCAGCTCTGTTAGTGCTGCCGAAAAATACGCATTGCCGGGGAAAATCTGAAACGTTACGGCCATAAGCAACGCGAAAGCTGTCTACCTGTTTAGATAAAAAGTGTTTTACCGCTTCAACTTCGGCCTTTCGCATAGCTGCCAATTCGCCCATTTCCAGTATCCATTTCCCCTGTAGCTGCTCATAGGCTTCCTTACCTTGCACCGTTGTCAATGAATCAGAAAACCATTCGCGCCCCAATTTTTTAAGTAAATAGCTTTTCCCCTGGCCTTGCTTGCCCACTAATACAAGCATATTATCGAATTTAATTCCTGGTATTTTCACGCGGGCAATAGCTGCAATAAACATTTTTCGGGTTACAGCCCTGACATATTCGTTGTCCTCCGCGCCCATATACTCTATAAGCAGCCGGTCAATTCGTTCCACCCCATCCCACCACAGACTGTCGAGGTAATCTGTTACTGGATGGTAGTGGTTTTTAAATAACACTTCTCCTAGTGCATCAAGCACAATCCCTTTGCCGGTAATACCATAAACCCGGCTGCAGTAGTTCCGCAGCCCTGCGTCATCACCATCTTGCCAGAAACGCCCCTGGGAGGCTTCGCGCCAGGGTAAATTATCCTTTACTACAATACGGTGGGCAAAATCATCCATGGCCACCTTACCAGCAAGGTTTGGGTCGTGCTGCAGTATTAAGAGTACGTTCTCCGAAACGGATTGATATTTACCGCGCCGATCAGTCTTCATCCGTTTTAGCCAAGCTTTATCATCACTTGCGTCCTCTTCACTAAACTCAATTTGTGCATCTGCTAATCTCTCTTGGCCTAATGTTATTTTTACACTTGGGTCTTCTATCACGAAGTCCACCATGGCCAAATAAGATGGAAGTTTTATTGTTGGCGTACCTGTTACAGCGTCATTATCCAGTTCGCCGAACTTATGCAGCCGTACTAAGTCGAAGGCGTTAGCCAACTTCCCGCTGATCGGATCGGTGCCGTGATGGCTATAAGCAAATTTGTCTTCGTACAACACCAAACCGCCGCTACTCGTTCCCAGTGTATAGGTGTATCGTCCTTCCATCGCACACGGCTCATAAACATCGCTTAGAAATGCCTCGAGTACGTCCTGTATGGTGTACGTCCGGCAGAAAGTTCCAACAATACCGGGCTTTTCTAATGGGTCGCCTTGCTTGTCCGCCAGCTTTTTACGGTTATTTTTCGTCCTCGAGCTTTCCGGCCAATACGACTGATCTTTCCAATCTTGGTACTCGGCTAGAATGTTATCAGGGTTTAACCATGGCCCGTCTTGTAGCTCAAAAACGAATTCACCATCCGCTGACGTAGAAGGCCAGTACATTAGTCGGTGCGGCTGATACGTCGTATCGTCGAATAAATCCATCCCTATTCCGTCGGCAATCTTCCGGGCAATGGCTTGGTATTCATCTGGTGACACTGCCCGTTTCAGCGGTATGCAAAGCCGGACGCGTGGCTTTTCCGGCCTGTGCTTATGGGTTGAGTATATGCAGGCAGCGTAGTCGTTCAATAGAGTAACAGCGCCCCAGAAATCTTTGCCGGCAAAATCTGCGTCTAACGTTATCACTTGCCGCCAGGCGGCGGTTTGCACCGTCCGCCGCCCACCTTTTAATGTACCGCCTACAAAGCCGCCAACATCTTTGATTCGGTCCTGTTCCGTCTTAGGCATTGCGTCAAACTCAGCCAGTGTTTCCCGCGTTCTCGTCGTTTGACTCAACTTTTCGACGAGCTGCGACCACGACACGTTTTTGTTCTTCCATTCTTCCTCAAAGCGGCTCCGGCCAGTAGCAATCGTTAATTCACCATCGTATTTAATTTTTATGATTGGTTCAACTTTAGGTTTCATTTAGACCCGCCCCTCTTGTCACCGGATTCACGGTTTGGGTTCCTCGTAAAGCACCCCGTTTTTAGCGTAATACCCACGAAATTTGTTTTTCTCTGTCATAATCTCAAAAGCTTTATCGACATCATAGCCATGCCGCCTGAAAACTTCGATACCGGTAATACATGCTTGGTAAACATCCAACATCTCAATCAGCGCTGCAGATAAATTATTATCTGCAAGCTCGTCCAACATTTCGGTTGTTTCAGATCGTATTTGTAACAGCTGGTTTTCAATAGTATTGTTGGCATAACGCCAGCAAGGCTGTATAATATTACGGCATGGCTCTGGTTCACACAAATTGCATTCGTTCATGGTTAGACCTCCTTACCTGAATTTACATAATGTGTTAATATATAATAGAGGGAGTGATATATTGCCATTAAATCTAAACACGAAAATTATGAGCCTAGTTGTCGATGAAATCGAAAGAACTATAACCCGCACTGGCAAGAGTTTCCGCGATATTAGCAATACTCTATCAAGTCTGCATCCTGAAATTTTGTTTACCCCCGAAGACTGGGAACAACTACCTCAAGACACCCAAGACGGCATCATCCATAGAATTAAAAAGACATTGGGGTCGTTAAGCTAATCACCGTTTAGGTGGTTATTTTTTTCTCTTGGCAAGGGCAGCTTATTCAGCCGCCCCTTCTACTTAACTTATATTTAATTTAAACGGACTAACTATAATCCGTGGCTCTACGTATACTGGTTTAACATCCTTGTCATTAGGGTCTTTTAGCATTATCCAAGTGCCCTCTGCTGATTGTGGAGAATATAGGCCATTGGGGTCAGCTTGCGGTAATACGTGCGAATTTGAACCACTCCGGTATTCTATTTGTTGTGGGTTAGTATATTGTGTAGCCGCCGGAATACCGTACCCTATTGTCTCGCCAAAGAATATCAGTTTCCCTGTATTTTCAGCCACTATATAGGTGTAAGTCGTCAGCCCTTCTTGATCTCTCATTTCGTAAATATCTTTGAGTAGTTTCTTTTCTCTAAAATTCTTGATCGCTGGCATTCCTGCCTGAGAAATACTTTCTTGTTGTATTTTTTCTTGCTGTTGTCTTTCTTTGTCTGAACTAGAATTGTCACATCCAGCAATAGACAAAGCCATAATCCCAATTGCCAACGCAATTAATATTTTTTTCATTATCTTTCACCTCTCCGCAATTTTTGAATAAATTGTCTTAAATCAGTCGGCAAGTTATCCATGTCATAGTCGGCGGCCCGATGTAATATAATTGCCGCCAGCGCATCTTTCTGGCTATCTGTAGCCTTAATGTACTCAAACTGCATATTTTGCAATTCTTGAATCATACCTTGGTTATAAGCCTTTGATTGTTCGAATGTTTCCCTACGCACCTGCTCCTGCGCAGGTGCGAATGTTTTATACAGGAAGAAGTCGTTTCCTTGAATCACCCATGTAATGCAACATATCACGAACAAAACCATAATGATGTTTAGAAAACCATAAAATAAGTCTTTCATTTTTATCCCCTCCCCATTATCACTGCCAGCACCCCGGCTCCGATCAGCACCAGCCAACCTACCGGAGTGCATAGCAGATTGTATAGTGTGTTAGTCAGTTTTTGTATTGTTGGCCGCCTCCTCATCAAATTTCTTTTTCAACCGCTCATATTCGGCCTTATCGTGTTCCTCTCTTTGCTTTTCCAACTGTTTGTGATATAAACGGCGTTCTTCAATTCTCGTGGCAATAAATTTATTTATATCCGCTTCCGTGCAAATATTATTTTTGATTAAATACTTTTTAGTTGTATTACTATTAAACACATGAGCTTCTACCATATGCGACTCGTAAATATCGGTTTCCATTCCCGAATATTCATCTGTACATGTTCTCCACGCCATAATGCCACCGTCAGTAGTAGTAAGTAATAGTGGGTCACAAAATCTAGTCATTTCAATATGGGCTATTGTTTTTCCGATCAATCCTTCAGGTTTTTCAATTACATATAAATCTGGCATTATAACCACCGCCTTATAATCCACATTATTAACCCATCTGTTTTTATTTCTATATTGCCGCCAAACAACATAATCAGGATGGCGCTCCCTACAAAGACAATTCCAATTTCCAGTAAAACATACTCGCATTTAGTCACCCTTACTCACCAGCCCTTCGCCACTTTCCCGTTAATTCATATCTTCTAGGTTGGGCCATCGGTTCTTCTAGCAAACACGAAGCCTCAACTGGGGATATATCGTTTTCACGCAATAAACGCAATAACTTTGACTTCTTCGATTCGTAGGCAGGAATAAATTTAACTTTCAACCCTTACTCACCAGACTTTCCGCCATTTCCCAACTATCGCAAACATAATCTTTTGGCTTTATGCATGTTATATTTCCACAATTACCACAGCACCTTAACGCCTTATTCTCACGTTCCAACCGATCAATCTTGGCAAGCAGGTCGGCTCCGGCTGTATCTGATTGCAGGATGTCGGGTATTAAGTTTCGATAAACTGCTCTGTATTCGGCTAAATGTTCTTCCGTACCGTTATAGTTGTTAGGAATATTCAAAGGACAACGCGCTGCATGAAACGCCATTATAGATTGCGCTCTTCCCAACGCCCCACGTATCGCCGCGTTATCAGCCTGTGCCTTTTTCAGCTGGAATTTCATTTCAATATCTGCCGGGCATTCCGAATCATTATTTTCACATTGGCCACATAAACACTTAGCCATCACTTACCGCCCCTTTCATCTGCTCTACGCATTTATCGCAAAATATAGGATTTATCGGCTTTGCCTGGCAAGCGCACATATAGCCATTACAGCAATATTTCGGCTCATAATCCCATTCAGTTTCCATTTCCTCATCACATCCAGCACAATACCACTTAGCCATCGCTACCGCCCCTCGCTTTTGCACATAGCGTATTCTTTACCGTTACGCTCGTCTTTCGCTATAACAATCAATTGACCGCTATATTCTTTGGCTCTCAACGATATTTCAGAGTTTAAGCAAATCTCGGTTATCAAATGCAAAGTAGCACTTATCTCGTCTTTTCTATCGCTCATTTTTCATCCTCCGGCTCTGAATTTAAAGCCCACTTCCAGCATTTTAGACACCCATCATACGAACAATCATCTCTATCTTTTAATCCCATATGGCTAGGGCAATCAGTATCAGTGATATATGCAACAACTTTTTCAATAGCCTTATCGTTATACATTACCCGCCCCCCTTTCACACACATAAAACCATTGACACAACTCCCCATCCGCTACACATGCTGCTTTGCAGTCTGTATCAATCATGATGCTTGCCCCTTCTTCCTGCTGAATTCTGCCTGAAGAAGATAATATTGCTCTGCACTAATTTCCTTAACTTCTTTTTCATTCCACTTCTGCCGAGAAGTAAATAACTCAACAAACAGTTCATATGCCGGACACTCCGGTAAAATTTCAAAATACTTCACCGCTAACCCCTCCCCTATGTATAAACCCATCATTTACCGGGCATAATATTACTGAAGCATATACTTATCTCCTACCCTTATTGAGCAAGGCCAATGGCTATGGCCTTGTTCTTTTTTGTTGCTGTCCCCTTAAAGCAAAAAATCAAATTCAGTATCTTCTGTCGGCATCTTTCGCCATTCGTTTATCAGTTCAACTCCTGGGCCATACGTTACTAGATATCCCACATAGCTTGGCTTATAGAATATTACCGGATCTAACTTACCTTTATAAAATCGAAACGTTTCAAGGTTGCATTCAAACAAATCACTGAATTCATAGCCTTTACTTGTCTCCATCCAAGTAGTGAATGCATCAACCTCACTGAGTTGCAGCATGTTCTGTACATCTGTCATATCAATTTACCCTTTCTGAAATAGCTCACAAGCAGGATTGTTCTTGGTCACCTTAACCGCTACCTTACTTGGCTCAACTACCCAATCCGGCGCAACAATCGGGCTTTCAGCCTGATAGCATACAGCAACTTTTACTTTGGAGCCCTTGTAAGTATCGGTATCAAAATGCATGCATTCACCGCACTTTCTATCCATAGCTAATCATCCTTCTTATAATATCCGCACTCGAACCCATCTGCCCGAAGCGGTAAGCCTGGTGCCCAGGGAATGGTTTGTCCCATAATATCGCAAGCATTTTCTAACGAGCCCCATCCTTCGGGCGCTTCAATAATAACCTCGTCATGTACATGCATTACTGTTTTATATCCAGCATAGTCCAACCGGATCATAGCGTCCCGTAAGCAATCTCGCGCTATTGCCTGCACAAGGTTTTCCACAAGTTTGCCACCGTAAGTATCTAAGCGCCTCCACTGCTTGGTAGTTTGGTCCATCCCCTCATAACTAAGCGCTTCTCGGTCAAATTTACCTATCGCTAATCTTGGGCGTACATATGCCAATCGCCGCCCAGATGGCAGATGCGCGAACAACATACCACTTTCATATGAGAAATGGACGCCATGCCGTAAAGCAACCTTTGTTTTATCCTTAACCGCCTTTGTAGCAGCGTCTTCAGTATCGTGCCACAGCTTGGTAATGGCCGGATTAGCAGTACGCCAGGCGCTAACGATTCCGGGTAACTCTTCTTCTGTAAGCCCTTGCTTAAGTGCCCCCATCTTCTCCATAGCCTTTGGTCCGCCCTGGTACCCAAGGGCCAATTCTGCAACCTTACCTTTTTGCCTAAGCGGCGAGTGCTTGTCAATTGACTCAATTGGCACTTTAAACATGGCCGCTGCCGAAGCTTCATAAATTTTGCCGTGAGTATTGAACACATCAAGTCGCCACTTTTCACCTGCCAACCAGGCAATTACCCTGGCCTCTATGGCACTAAAGTCGGCTACTATAAACCGATACCCCTCCTTAGGAACAAAAGCAGTCCGTATTAATTGCGATAAAACACTTTGCACGTTTCCGAATAGTAATTCAATTAATTCATAGTTACCTTCGTGAAGAAGCTGCCTGGCCAGATCCAAATCCGGTAAATGGTTTTGAGGTAGGTTCTGTACCTGGACTAATCTTCCAGCCCATCTGCCGGTTCGGTTTGCCCCATAGAATTGCAGCAACCCCCGCACCCGGCCATCATTGCAAAGAGCGTTTTGCATAGCGGCATATTTTTTTACGCTGGTTTTGGATAGCTCTTGGCATAATTCCAGCACTCTTTTAACTGTCTCGCTATCCGTTTGCTTTAATAGCTCCGGCACTGTTTCTTTGGTCAAAGATTCCACTACCAGGCATTCTTCATCGAATAACCATTCTTTAAGTTGTACCCCGCTATTCGGATTATCCAAACCTGTAAGTTTTATAGCCTCCGCCAATGTCCGGCCCTTGTGCTGCTCATCGCAGGTTATCGCGCGATTGACTAAAGCCGTATCCACTCGGACGCCTCGGTCATTGATTTGTTGATCGAGTAACCACAACCGCCGTTCTTCCGGTACTGGCTGAAACCGTTCCAGTTTCTTTCTTATAGCTCGTTCCGCCTCAACGTCCTGGCGACAGTATTCTTTAAACTGTTCCCACTTGTCCGGCGCGTGTTCTGGCAAATTTCTGGTCCGGCCACCGTTCGTTTTAGTAGGTTTGCATGGAGTGCAAAAATATCTGATTAACGCTTTACCCGTCGCCAGCTTTTTTTTATCGCTGGCCAACCGCATCACATTCCCGACTTGCTCCAATGTGCCGGGTAATCCTAACGTAAGAGCCAGAACTGATGTACAAGCCCAACCGTCTGCGGGTAAAAATCCATTTGTCTTAAAATATTTTGATAAACATATCCGTTCGAATGCCGCATTGTAGGCCGTTTTTAGTATTTGGTCGTCATGTATCGCTTTGATTACTTCCATAGGTAACTGTTCACCCTGTACTAGGTCAATAATTTGTACTGGATCGTCATTCCAGGCGTAGGCGAATAACAGTATTTCAAAATCGGAGTGGTTGGCATAAGCATAAGCGCCGACTTTTTTTATATCGAGCGGGGAATAGGTTTCTAGGTCAATCGCTAAGGTATCCATAATTACAACCAATCCAGCAAATCCGTTTGTTCAGCCTCTTTACGCTTTTTCTTATAACCAACCATATCTACCTTTTGAATAATCCACCCATTGACTGGTTCGCTATTTTCTTCTGGGTTTAATATTGACAGCACTCGACCAGCGCGCGGTTCTCGTTCCCTTATATCGCACACAACCAAATTACCCGGTACTAGATCGATATCCGAAAAGCAGTTATACAGTGATTCTTCTTTAATGTATTCCTCTTTGTACACAACGCCGGGAAAGGCTACGCGTACCACAACCATCGCTTTCACTCCCATCCAGTAAACAAAAGGGCGGTTTTTACGCCGCCCTATGCAGTTCTTTTTTATTAGCTTAGGAAATCGTCTTCCGGCAGATCGTCGCTAAAGTCATCTTCTGGTTTACTCCGTCCGCTGAGCGGCTCACCGTCAGCAAGCTTTTGCACGTTGTTAAGACCAACGCCGATTCCTTTATTTCCTTTTGAACTAAAGGCAAAGAAGTTGACAGCCACTCTAGCGTACATCCCGCTATAAATCTCGCTGGCATCCATGATTGGGTTTAAGTCTTTATCGACAATACCTGGTTTTTGTTTGCTGCTGCAATTGAAATAATAATGTCCAGCGTATTCCGGATGCTCATCTGCTTTTAGATCGCCATCCCGTAAAGGCAACTTCATTTCACCAGGAACCTTCCCTCCCCACTTTTCTACTGCTGCCGGATCTTTCTTTACAGCTTCAACTGCAGCTTTTACTTTTTGCAAGGTTGCTTTATCACTTTTAGGGATAAGTGCCGCCGTCGAGTATTTCATGTCGCCTTTATCGTCAGCTTTCGGGGAAGTTAGATTTGCATAGCTCAGCCTTACTTTACCGGTTACTACCTTTGTAGGAGATTTTGTTTGATCACTCATGTTTAGGTTCCTCGCTCTCAATTTTTATGATTTCCTTTTTCATCGCTCTTGCGATTAACATATACACCGCTACATCTAGGCAGCGTTCTTCGAATTCAGGATCGTTAAGTATGGCATCAGATTTAGCCAAGGTAACTATATGCTTAGTCAAATATGCCATCAGTGTACGGAATTTCGTGTCATATGTTGCCTCGTCAAATAACAATTCTGCTCCTTTGGTAAAGTTGTAAAAGGCATCATCATTAGCCCCATATGATTGGTTTTTCCGGGTAAACAGGCTTTCAATTAAAGCACAATCCCTTTTAATCGATTGAGCAAGTTGCTCTCGGGTCATGTTTCTGCTCTCCTTTCTAACTAAAATCTGCTTGCGCTGAAGCAATCGAACAGATAGCTGACCGTTTATCACTCGCCGGCACCAATACCGGTTTCCCAGGTGGCTTAATAATGTACTCGGCTAGCAATGCGTTGAAAGATTTTTTACCGATCTTATCAGTCATTTTTGTAATACCATAAAGCGACTTTTCATAAATAACCTCATCTTTATAACCCGCTCCAACTAGAATATCCGCGACCTTTTTCTCGTCAGTATATTTGCGATTACTGCGGCCTTCTACCAGTTTCCAGCCCGGCCAGTTTACACCGTGATTTTCTGCCTGATCTAAGGCGTAGGCTTTTAGATCACCGGCCCAAGCCGTTAGCTCATCAATCTTGCCCAGTATTTCGGCAATTTCATCAGCGTTTAAAAGAAAAGGCTCTTGAAAATCATAGGCTGCTAATTCGAGATTCTTTTCTGCTCTAGCCCGACAACTAAACCTAGCTTTGCAAAACTTACAATGATCACCGGCGCAAAAATCGCCTTTACCATCAAAAGCTAATCGGGCTTTAGGTTTAACCTCGTTTTCCCCCCAAGTCAGTAGTTCTTCGGCCTTTAATTCTTCACTGGATACACTATCTAGCCTGGGCTGTACAATAGTCATAGTTATGGCTTGTACATCATAAAGGCAATCAAATTGATTGATAGCGCCTAACCCGTAAAGCCTCATTTGTGTGTTTCCTTCAGCAGATACTGGGACGCCTTTTCCCAGCTTAAGGTCTATTACTTCCACCAGACCATCGGCGATTATAATGGTATCCCCTGTACCAAACCCATCGGGTACCCAAGGACTGAAGTCCAATCTTTGCTCTAAAAGAATAACCGCATCTTTACTAATTGCTTTCGCTGCATTAACTTTTTCAATGACTAAATCGACGTAAATTTGAATGCTATCAGTTAGTTCCTGTGTATAAAAAGAATTATTTTTCAAAAGTTTAATCTGTGCGTCGAATGCTTTGTTGCTTACCATTCCAAAGCATTTACGAAGGTAAAGTTCAGCAAGAGAATGTCCAAAACTACCTTCGGCAGCATAAGAGCTTTGCTCGTCAGGAAATTCTTTTTCTAGCTGAGCGCTGGGAGGGCAACTCATCCAGCGCTTACTTCCTGATGCACTTAATTTCGCATGTGCTGCCATTATCCTAACTCCAAAGCGGAGGTCATCAGCTCGCCGTATTTTTCTTCTGGGACATCGGTCAGTTTGCTAAATCCTAAATTAGTAAGCAATCCTTTGACTTTTGCTTGCTTGCCGCTCTTGGCTAACTCCTGGAGTTTAGCCCGTACTTCCACAAGAGTATATGTAGGAGCTTTTGGCTCTTCCTGTTCTGGCTGCGGCTCTTCCACTGGTTCTGGTGCTATTTCAACAGGAGCAGTTGGTTCGGGCTCAAGTTCAGCTTTTTTTGATTGAACAGCTTTATTGCTACGGCTGCGGGTTGGTTTTTCGGGTTCTGGAACCGCTACAAGCTCCGCCGCATTTGTTACTGGCACAGCAGCCAGCTCCCGTGCTGCTCTTAATGCCTCCTCAGCGGAATCGGCTTCTATATTGATATAAACTTTTGTCATCTCTGTTCTCCTCCTAAATTTGACGGCATCAGTATGCCGTGATATTATTAAATCGACATTTTTTTAGCAGCCGTTTTTACGGCTCCAAGTCGCCTGCCAGGGCGGCTTTTTATTTTTGCTATTTCTTTTTCGTACGTTCGAATTTTCCGTAAGTATTTTTTTATTGCCTGGATATCATCAACAACTGTAATTAACCATTTGTAACCTGCATATTGCCATTGCAGTCCTGCCAGTTTTAGCGCGTCGCGCTGGTTCATGGCAACCGCCCCAGCAAATACGCAAATAATAAATGCCCTGTAAAATACCAAGCTGCAAAAATAAATGTGCATACTGCTAATAAGTCAATTAACCCTTCCAGCGTCCAGCGCCGATCTTCATCGTCATTCATGGGTTTCACCTCCCTCTAAAAATTGTTGGTATAAAACCCTGCGGTATTGGATATACATAAACTGCAGAGGTTTATCCATTTTTAAGTTTGACAGCGATTTTTTTACCAGGGCCGTTGCCCCGGTTACAGGAAATTATTTCCTCCCGTCGAAAATTGGGATTTGAGGGGAGGCGATTAAAAAATATGCAAATTGAAAGATATAAAGAGGCTTGTCAAATACTTGCAGAAATTCGTAAAAATCCTTCACACTATTTAATAATTCATTATTCATGTGAGAGCTTAGGTGATTTACCCAACGGATCTTCTCCAAGAATTACTTCTATCGCGATAAGATATGTTGAGAACGGACAAACCGATTCGTTTTCTATCCATAAAGCTGCCGAACGAAAGGGGATATCTTTAGACGAAATTAAGCAGCATTATAACGATTTGGAACTAGATATGCTGGAAGAATACATGGAATACATCGCGCAACATCATAATTTCATTTTCATTCATTGGAATATGCGCGATATAGGGTATGGCTTTAAGGCAATTGAGCATCGCTTTATGGTTCTTCAAAATAAGAAAGGTAAAACTGCTCTTCCACAAAAAATTCCTGATACTTGTAAAATTGATTTGTCACTTCTATTTGTAAAAAAATATGGTGGCCGATACATCGGAGATCCTAGAATAGTAAAATTGATTGAAAAGAATGATCTGAGACCAAAAGACTTCCTAACTGGAAAGAACGAAGCCGAGGCATTCGATAAACAAGAATACATTAAGTTACATTTATCAACACTGAGTAAAACCCGCGTGTTTGATACTTTTCTATCGCTAGCAATCGACAACACCCTTAAAACTAATTCTTCATGGATTCAAACCCATGGTTATTCTCCACAAGCCCTTTGGTCATTAGCCAAGGAAAAATGGTATATGGCTATTGGGTTATCAATTATTACCATGATTCTCACTAAATTATGGGATAAGTTTTTTGGGCTATAATAAACTAATTAGTTTACTGGCTAGCCATCCCATCAAACACAGCCTGACAGTTCTAATTAACTTTCCTTCATAAAAACCACCCGTAAACTCCAATAAAATATTTACACATACTACAGCAAGTATGATCTCGATATCAGACGTATTTACCTCCCCCTCACGCGGCCCCTGAAATTACGCCTCTCATCTATTTTGATTTTACAATCCCCTTTCTTGCCGCCATTCGTTTCTCAAGTCGCTGGTAATATCCGTTTTTGTCAAAACAATTCGGGCAGAACTTACGTCCATTCTCGCGGAATCGTTTTTCATCACCAGTTCCAATCGGCCAAAAGCACCCAGCACAGAATCCGGAATAACCTTGTATTTGCATCAGATTTCACCTCCCCTCACGCCGCCCCATACTTAATCGCCATTTCTTTCACTATCGCGACGTAGCCCTCAATCAGCTTCTTATCGTCGCCGATTACGTCCAGGGGATTAAGCTTGTCCCTCTTGGATTTGCAAACGCCCTCGCTTGCCAGCCGGTTGCGTTTGTTGGTTAACCGGGTTTCGACGCTTACCCCGAATCGTTTGTTAAGCAGATCATAACTTTCTTTACGCAAATCCCTGATATGATCGTTGCCACCTAATTTTTGAGCCATCTTGGTAATCAATAACGAGCTGTCCTTACGCCAGTCATGGGGATTAAGTGCCACCACATCGCGGATGCCTTGCACCTCGCTAGATAACTTCAAAATTCTTTGTTCCTGGTCGGCTGCTTGCTGGGCCACTGCTGCAAGTATTTGGGCTTGGGTTAATGTGGGGAGTGGGCTAATACCGTATGTACCTGTCTTTCGAATTTCAGGAAGAATCTCGTCTGCAACTTTAGCTTGAAATGCTTCGGCAGCTTCATTTTTTGCTTTCATTGCCAGCCGGTAGAAGATATTTTCGGGGATGAAAACGTCTTTCCCAACTTGTTGGGAACCACCGTCGCAACTTGTTGCGATGAACCCAAAACCTTCTAAATATCCTTTTACTGTACGCCACCGAATTGTTTCATTACCGCTTGCGGCAATTTCAGTAAACCCTAGCCCCCTCGCCACATCTTCTAAATTCAAATGTGCCGTTCCGTGTTCGTCTATAAACCCTCGGACACCGGAAATCGTGATTAAGTCGCTCATCTTTTTTACACTCCTCTCCTCTAACCATTTTGTTAAGCTTGTCCAACTCTGCTGTGCCGGAAGGCTATCCGGCATTTGTTCTCCTTGTCAACCTTGCTTCTCTTCGTCTAACCATTTTGTTATTTGCCAGCCAATGAAGCGGATTTGGCGGCGAATTTTTCGAAAAGGAATCTGGTTTTCACGTACCATCCTGTAGACCGTCTCGTCACTAACTTTTAGTATTTCGGTAAGATCTTGGACTGTTAACAGTCTTTCAACTGGCATAGCAACCTCCTATTTGGTATTTTGTGTCTTTTTATGACACGCAAATTCAAAAAAATTTTCATAGTCTACTTTAAATAGTTTGCTTAAAAGCATTATCTCATCAAGATAGAACCTTGTTTTTCCATTTTCTTTTTTCTGATAACCCGTTACAGATAAGTGTAATGCTTCAGCAGTTTCTTTCTGCGTCATATCTGCGTTAATTCGAGCCGCCTTAATAGTAATAGTCATATATTTTCTCCTCCCTTCCTGCGTGTCTTTAAATGACACCTAAATAATAACATACATTTTTTTCCTTAGTCAAGAACAAAAAAGACACAAATAAATATTTTTGTTGTTAAAAGTGTCTTTTTTGTGTATGCTATAAATGTACAAATTAATAGGGTGTGGTGAGAAAGATGATTAGCAACAATGAATCTAAATTGTTTTATTTAGCTATTGGGAGAAACATAAAGAAGTATAGAGACCTAAGAAACTATAGTTTACAGATATTGGCTGAAAAGGTCGGTCTAACAAAGAAAACAATCCAACGATATGAAAATGGCGAGATAAAAATTGATATGGATCGCTTATCCGAGATTACTCAAGCATTAAACGTCGATATGTCACAAATGTTAGAAGGCGCTCATGCTTTTTTGGGCATAGAAATATCTGACATCGAAACTGTTCGCGTTCCAATCGTCAAAAAAATGTCTTGCAATAATAACATCACAGCATACGAGGAAATCGAAAAATATGAACCAACGCCAAAGACCTGGCTGAGCGATGCCGAATGCTTTTATTTAACCGCCCAAGGTGATAGCATGGTTAACGCCCGTATACAAGACGGCGACCTTGTTCTTGTTCGTAAACAGTTCGAAGTAAAAGATGGAGAAATAGGTGCTGTTATTATCGATAACACTATTTATCTAAAACGTATTTATAAAAGTAACGGAACTTTAATTCTACAATCAGAAAACCCCAAATATGCGCCTATTGTTGTTAATCTCAAAAATGAGAATAATGTTCACGTGATCGGCAAGCTAATAAAGATAATAATAAACGTCTAACTGAAAGGAAGACAAAAATGAGCATTCAAAAGAAAGGTGACATTTATTATGTTGTATTGATGTATTACGACGAAAAAGGAAAAAAGAAGTACAAATGGCATAAGTCTGGAACTTCTAGTAAAGAAGCTGAAAAATTAGAAAGATCATTACGAACAGACATAGACCGCGGGGTTCTGATTTTATCAAATAAAACAACCCTGAAAGATTATTTAAATAAGTGGATCGACGTTGCTATTAGGCCAGAGCGCAGACCATCAACTGTCGCTAATTATGAAAGCCATATAAAGAACATCGTTAAAGGACTAGGCTCAGTAGATTTAGCAAAGTTGACACCAATAAAAATACAAGAATATTTGAATAGCGAACTTAAACGCCCTATTCAATCAAAAAGCAAACCTCCTGAAGAATTAAAACGAAAAAAGAAAGCGGTAAAAGAAAACTCTGACGAATCAAAGGCGAAAAAGCAAAAGCTGGTTTCTCCTACGACAGTCAGAGCACAATATAGTCTTTTATCCGATGCTCTTGGACGAGCTGTAAAATGGGGGATTATCGCAAAAAATCCTTGTGAAGCTGTTGATCCACCACAAAAAAATAAAGCCCATGCAAATGCCTACACTCCTGAAGAAGCAGACTTATTGATTAAGGCAATAGAAGACACGCACGTTAAATTGCCAGTCCTTCTCGGACTATTATGTGGTCTTCGGCGTGGCGAAGTTTGTGGGCTACGATGGGAAGATATCGATCTAGATAAAAAAACCGCTAATATACGTCATAGCCTTGATAGAATGACTAAGGCATCTGCCATTGAGCTAGAAAAAAAGGACATTATTGTTTGGTGGGGTTGTGAATCTAAAGACAATAAATCAGTGTTAGCTCTTGGTCCAGTAAAAACAGATGAATCTGAAAGCGATATACCTTTACCAGGATTACTTATTCCGGTTTTAAAATCCGAGAAATTAGCCCAAAAGAAAAATAAGCTAGAATTGGGACAAGCTTACAACGATACTGGGTTTGTATGGTGCTGGGAAGATGGTTCACCCCATGATCCCGATTACCTGTACCACGAATTTATTAAATTGCTTGAGCGGTATGGTTTACGCAAAATCCGTTTTCATGATCTCCGGCATACACATGCAACATTATTGCTTCGCCAAAAGGTAGACATTAAAATAGTTAGTAAAAAGTTGCGGCATACTAAAGCGTCATTTACCGCAGATGTTTACCAGCACGTTCAGGAGGACATGCTTAGAGATACCGCCGATGCAATGGATGAGTTATTTAAAACCAAATGA